ATGCTTGAAGATGCGACAATCATTTATACTCTTACAAGAGCTCCTGAAAGAAGAGTTTTCTACATTGACGTTGGTAACTTACCTAAGTCGAAAGCAGAACAATATCTAAGAGATATGATGACTCGTCATAAGAATAAGTTGCAATACAACTCTTCTACTGGTGAAATTAGCGACAGCCGTAAAATGATGACAATGACTGAAGATTTTTGGTTCCCTCGTCGTGGTGGTGAGCGTTCTACAGAAGTTGACACAATGGCCGGCGGCTCTGCAGCAGGTCTTACTGATGATACTACACTTCAGTTCTTCCAGCGTAAACTATTTAAAGCGCTTAAAGTTCCACTGTCTCGTTTAGAGCCGGAAACAATGTACTCATTTGGTCGTGTTTCTGAGATCACTCGTGACGAAATGAAATTTGGTAAATTTATTAAAAGACAGCGTGCTCGTTTCTCTGGTATCTTTACACAATTTTTAGAAAAGCAATTAATTCTTAAAGGTATTATGACTCCTGAAGAATTTGCTGAGATTAAAAACTTAATTAGATACGATTTTATTTCCGACAATTATTTCGATGAATTAAAAGAAGCTGAGATTAACCGCGAAAGACTTACTACACTTCGCGAAGTTGAAGAACATATTGGTACTTATTATTCACGAGAGTGGGTTCGTAAGAATGTTCTTCGTATGTCTGAAGACGATATTAAAGATATGGATAAGCAAATTGCTGCCGAGGCTGAAAACGAAGAGCCAGAAGATGAAGAAATGCCTGACGATATGGAAACGCAAAGCAATAGCTCACCAACGAATTCAAAAGAAATAAATGGATAAATATAATCAAAACAAATTCCTAGGAGACTTAAAATGAAATCCTTCAAAAAATTCGTAGCAGAGGTTGCGCAGCCAAAGCCAGAAGAAGAAAAAAGATTTAAGGATATGCATACATATGAGACAAAGCCTCATCCAGTGGCTGAGCCTCATCAGCATACCGGAGAAATTAGTAAGCCAAAAGCAAAGCGCTTAGCAGATCAAGAAGGTGATGCTAATTACGATAAGCCATTAAAGAATGCTGAAAAGCGTATGGTTCCGGAATCAGTAGAAGAAGCAGAGCAAATTGACGAGATCTCAAAAGAATTAGCAGCTCGTTATTTGAAAAAAGCACCGGCACGTGCTGCTGATGCGGGCGATAAAGTAGCAAGAGCTTCAACCGCATACGATAAAGAGACTGGCGACAAGCAAAAGAAAAAAGGCATCCGCACTTTCTTAAATACTCATAAGGGTGTTGAAAGAGCAACTAATCGTTTAATGAAAGATGAAGAGCTATCAGCAAAGCAAAAGAAAATCGATCATAATAAAAATGGTAAGATCGACGGCCATGATTTAGCAATGCTTCGTAAAAAGAAAAATGAAGAAGTCGAACAGCTAGACGAATTGTCGCCAGAGACTTTAGATAATTATACTGCAAAAGCAGCTATGGGCGATAAAAGTGATTCTGCCTTAAGAAAAAAAGCTCGTGCTCATAAAACATTAGGTAATGATGCTGAAGCTAAAAGACTTAAGGATAAAGCAAAGAAACGTTCTACCGGCTTTGACAAAGCTACAGCGCGTCAATTAGCACAAACAACTGGTTATACTGGCGAAAAAGGATCTAGATTAGATAAAGCTGCCAACAAAATGCCGCAGTCATATCGCAAAGTTCCTCGTAAAGAAGAAGTAGAATTAGACGAAACTACATCTTCAGCGTTAAAGCGCCCAGTAACTCAAACTGGTCCAGACGGAAAAACTCGTACAGTTATGAAAAAGGCAAGAAACGATAAAACTGACGATCGTGGTCAAGATAAATTCGAATCAGTTGAAATGATTGACGAAGCAGTTAAACTAAAAAGAGGTCCAATGCGTTTAAAAGATGGATCTCAGGTTATGGTCAGCAAAGAAGATGCAGATCTATTAAACAGAATGTTTAAAGATTTGTCAGCTAATAACCAGCGCCAAATGGAAAAAGTAATGATGATGGATAAAGCTGGTTTTGAAGAAATTCGTGGGTTTGCAAGGGAAGCTCTTTAATGGCTTGGGTAACTGTTCCAGGATCTAACGGCGTGTGGGAGTATGACAATGCTCCTACATTAGGAACATTAGCAAATGCTAATGCAAAAGTCCAAGATGATCCTGATGCCGGCGCTACTGATCAGTATTATCGTGCAAATGGAACGGTTACAAATGGAATTAGAGAGTTTACACCACCAGGCGGTAACACACAGTATACATATGTAAAGTGTAGAAAGGTTTTACCTGCTGGAAAACTCTACACCGATTCTAACTCTAATGGCCCTTGGAGCGAATTGTCTAAGAACTATTATGATGCCCGTGTGTAATAATATTATAAATATAATCAAAAGATATTATAAGGATTAGAAATATGAAGCTTATTGCAGAAGTAAATGAAGAAGCAAATGTACTAACAGAGGTCAATGAAGAGACTGGCAAAAAGTCTTACTTCATTGAAGGCATCTTCATGCAAGCAGATCTTAAAAACCGCAATGGGCGTATCTATCCTTCAGCGGTTTTAGAAAAAGAGATGAAGCGCTACCAAAAAGACTTCATCGATACAAAACGTGCGCTCGGCGAGCTTGGTCACCCAGAAGGTCCGAGCATTAACGGCGATCGTGTATCTCATCTTATTACAGAGATGAAACAAGATGGTTCAAACTTTACAGGTAAAGCCAAAATTCTTGGTACTCCGATGGGTAACATTGTAAAAGAATTTATGGATGAAGGTGTAAAGATTGGTGTATCTACTCGTGGTTTAGGTTCTGTGAAACCAACAAACCAAGGCATTATGGAAGTACAAGACGATTTCCATCTTGCAACCGTAGACATTGTAACTGATCCATCTGGTCCTAATTGCTTCGTAAACGGCATTATGGAAAACACTGAATATTATTACGATATTGCTGCAGGACACTGGTTACCACAAAATGAATCAGTTGAAGAAGTAATTGAAGAAATTCAGGAAACTATTGAAAAAGAAGTTAGAAGGGTCGTTCGTAGAGTGGACGAGAGCACTGCTGCTCAACTATTCGAGCGCTTTGTTAATTCTCTTAGAAATTGATTTTTTAATAAATAGATAACATATAGAATAAACCACTAGAATAGGGAGTAGAACATATGTCACAAGAGCTAGACGAAAAAGTTGTCGCTGGCACTGGCGGCGAAGGCGTTAAGCCAGCCGAGACACCTGAACCAGTTACTGGTGAAGGTGGTGCAATTGCCAAAAAGAAAGCTGACGTTAAAAAAGCTGTAGATCCAAATGCAGATAAAGTTGACGCAGTAACACCTGGCCAAGGTAAAGTTGCTGAAGAAGCAGAAGTAGAAGAAGAAGTAATCATCGAGCATGAAGCTTCTATTGCTGCTATGTTTGAAGGCATGGACCTTGCAGAAGATTTTAAATCAAAAGTTACTCTTGTTTTTGAAGCAGCAGTAAACGAAGCAGCAGCAACTAAAGCTGAAGCAATTGTTGAAGCAAAAACAGCAGAACTAGAAGCAGAAATGAACGAATCAGTTCAAGCTTCTGTTGATCAAATCGTAGAAAACCTTGATTCATACCTTGACTACGTAGTAGAAGAGTGGATGAAGGAAAATGAATTAGCAATCGAAACTGGTGTTAAAGTTGAGATGGCTGAATCATTGATGGACGGACTTAAGTCCTTGTTTGAAGAGCACAACATCGAAGTTGACGACGAAACAGTTGACGTAGTTGCTGGGCTTGAAGAGCAGGCAGAGGAGCTTAAGAATGCTGCTAACGAAGCAATCAACGAGTCAGTTGCTTTAAAAGCAGAAATTGCTTCACTAAAAGCTGAAAGAGTTTTCGAAGAAATGACTGAAGACCTAACAATCACACAGCGTGAGCGTCTAAAGGTTCTTTCTGAAAAACTTGATGCTGATAACATTGATGAATACAAGACAGATCTTGCAACTTTGAAAGAGTCTTTCTTTGCTAAGGCGCAGCCTATTGTAGAAGAGACAGTTGAAGAGGAAGAAATTATCACAGAAGAAGCTGCACCGAAAGCTCCAGTTTCTGATTATTCTTCAATCAATGCTTTAGTTAATGCTCTTAACTCAAGATCAGCAAAAAATTAAATTATATAAATAGATCCAGATAGAACTTATTTAACAAGGAGATAGACAATAATGGCACAGTCAAACTATCAAGCGCTTGTGGAAAAGTGGGGCCCAATTCTTGAGCACGATTCTTTTTCTGCAATCACAGATCAACACAAGCGTAGCGTAACAGCTACAATTCTTGAAAACACAGAGCGTGCACTTATGGAATCTGGCGATTTGTCAGCTAACATGAGTTCACTACTTATGGAAACACCAGCTAACGACGCATCTACAGGTGGTTTCGGTTCAGGTTCTGCGGCAGCTGGTCCAACAGCTGGTTATGACCCAGTACTTATTTCACTTGTACGTCGTGCAATGCCAAACCTAATGGCATACGATATTGCTGGCGTTCAGCCAATGACAGGCCCAACAGGCTTGATCTTTGCAATGCGTTCACGTTATACTTCACAAGCTGGTGGCGAAGCATTCTACGGCGAAGCAGATACAGACTTCTCTGGTGCAGGTACACACGCTAACACATTGCCACAAGCTAACACAGCTACAGTAACAACTGGTACTGGTATGGGTACAACTGAAGCTGAAGCACTTGGCGACGGTAACGGTACAAACTTCGCAGAAATGGCGTTCTCAATCGAGAAAGTATCAGTAACTGCGAAATCAAGAGCGCTAAAAGCAGAGTACACAACTGAGCTTGCTCAGGACCTTAAAGCGGTACACGGCTTGGATGCTGAAACAGAATTGGCAAACATTCTGCAGTCAGAAATCCTTGTTGAAATCAACCGTGAATTGGTTCGTACAATCTACACAAACGCTGTAGAAGGTGCAACTGGTACAGCTACTGCAGGTACTTTCGACTTAGACGTTGACGCAAACGGTCGTTGGTCAGTTGAGAAGTTCAAAGGACTAATGTTCCAGATCGAGCAAGAAGCAAACGCGATTGCAAAAGATACACGTCGTGGTAAAGGTAACATTGTTATCTGTTCTTCAGACGTTGCATCAGCATTGCAAATGGCAGGTGTATTGGATTACACACCAGCTATCGCAGGTAACAACTTGCAAGTAGACGACACAGGCAACACATTCGCAGGTGTTCTAAACGGTCGCTTCCGTGTATACATCGACCCATATGCGGTAGGTAACTACTTGGTTGTAGGCTACAAAGGTACATCAGCATTCGATGCTGGCTTGTTCTACTGCCCATACGTTCCACTACAGATGGTACGTGCAGTTGGTGAGAACAGCTTCCAGCCAAAAATCGGGTTCAAAACTCGTTACGGCATGGTTGCTAACCCATTCGCAAAAG